TTAAACCGGGAACGGATATTGAGGCAGGGACTTTTGGGGCAGCGAGAAAATCTCGAAAGAGTAATATTTTAACAGCCGATAGTCCTCGAATATGTGGTCAATCAATTTTCGAAAATCAGCAACGGCAACTTTTGTATGCCGTGAAGAGCGGAAATATACAATGTCAGAAACAAGTGCTTTCAGAAATATATCGTGTTCATCAGATGGTTCGTACTCGAACAGGCGGTCGTACTCTATCGCGCAATCAATTCCTTTCAGAAATGCAACATTTTTTAGAACGTCAAGGGCTGGCTTTCGATAAATGTTTGCTACGGATAGGGTTTGATAAGTAATGCAATAATTGATTCTCCATTTTTTAGCGGCCATAATATTAGATTTTTTTAGAATTAGGCAGCGTAAAGTTAATTATTAATATGAAAAAGGAAAAGCATTTAAACCCATTTGTTGGGTTGCTGATAATCATAGTCTTATATCTTCTTGCCTCCACAATGACGCGGCAAGAAATAGAGGAAGACAGGCAGGCGCAAATCGATTGCATGACGCGGGACATTGATAATGATAATAACCATATAATAGATTATAGCAATGAGTAAAGCAAGACCGCAAAGTTTAGGCCGCGCCATCAGAAGGGGCAACGCCGTAGTATCGTATAGCAGGGCAGGGCAAGGCCTTTCGCAAGTATATAAAAAAGGTTCAACACGCCAACAATGGCACTTAGCCCAAAGCAACCGAGTTAGTGAGGAACCGCAAAGAGAGAAAAGGCAGTTTAAACCCGTAATCAAAAAGGAAAAGACATGTTAGAGGTAAGATTCAATAAAGTTTTTATAGTGAAGAAAGGAGATGCTCCTGTAAGTCTATCGAATGAAAACGACAAAACGCATTCAGAGCCTCTGAAAATCGTAGCACAGGTAGGAAACTATGACGTTTATAGCAGATATCCGCTGAGTAATAGTAGCTATCGGATGGCTCTTCGTCTGATATTTTCAAAATCTCACAATCAGACACTTGCACAGCCTTCAAAAAGTTAGCCATTGCATCTTTCAGCATTTCAGTTTCATACATGGACATGTTGCCCATAGTGACAGTACAAGTATAAACATATTCTTTCATAATGATTAGTTTTTGAATTAGACAGCGTAAAGTTAATCATTAATCCCGAAAGGTAGCCAAGCCTTGTAGCCGGTTCGAGTTCCGGCACGGGTACAAAAGATAAAACGTAAATATATGTATCAGGTAATAGATAATAACATAATAGCCATAACAGTAAACGACTGGTGCAAAGCAGGGCTGTCATATAACCAATTCAACCATGATGCAAAAGATGGCTATCTGACTATTGTTCGCCGTGGACTTAACGGCAATACATTGATAGATGTAAAAAGTATCAAGCGCCCGGAGCGCCGCCGTGTGATCGAGGCGTATATGGGGAAGATAGATACAGAAAAAGCGGCACAAAGGTCGATATTCAGACCCGAATTAGATACAAATGCCCGTACTTTTTACTTAACGCAACGGAAGCCTGACGGCTTACCAATCGACCCGGAACGCCAAAAAGAATATGTAAACCGTGCGACATTGCTGAATGCGATTAAAGACGGTATGGCGCGACAAATAGAAACCCGTGCCCGCGCCGGAAAGAAAATAAACAAGGGTGATTTTTGGAAAACGGCTTTAGATTGGTACCGCGAGCAAGCCGAGGGTTATGCCGACGGCGAAATAAGCAAAGAAGCGGCTTACCCTTGCCAATCGTATAAAAATGTCCGCAGCCTTGAACGGGTATATAAAGCATATATAAATGACAACTATGCGGCATTGCTGGACGGACGCGACGGGAACGACAACGCCCGCAAGGTATCGGTATCGGCAGAAAAATTATTCCTTGCCCTATGGCGCACAGAAGACAAACCTTTTATAAACCGTGTGCATGAGTTGTACCTCGAATTTGTATCGGGTAACAGAGAATTGTTTGATAAAGAAACGGGGGAAGTATTCCGCCCCGAAGATTTCAGATATAAAGACGGCCGTGCATTGGAGGTTAGCATCGGTACCGTGTGGTCGTACCTGAAAGATGTTGTCAATAATACAGCCGTTTACGCATCGCGGAACGGAAATTTCGACTATGCCAATAACCGCCGCCCGAAACAAAAACGCAAGCGCGGGCGCTATTCCCTTTCAAAAATATCGATGGACGACGTTGTACTGAGCCGCAAAAGTGTTCGCGGGTGGGTAGCGAAATATATTGCCGTGGATGTTGTTTCGGGATATTACTTCCGCCCTGCATATATCATAGGCAAGCCGAATATAGGCACCGTTGTCGAAGCATTCAGGAATATGTTTTGCGAATTGTCGGAACTTGGCTTGCCGATGCCGGGCGAATTGGAGGTAGAATATCACCTGATGAAAGATATAGACTGGTTAAACAAACTATTCCCATTTGTCCGCTTTTGCGCCAGCCCTACGGAAAAACGCGCCGAGCATAAGATTAAGGATTTAAAATACGGGGCGGCGAAAGATGCGGGCCATACGCGCGGGCGCTGGTATGCTAAACATGAGGCTTGGCGGTCGGTTCGCAATAAAGTATCGGGCGACTTCATAGAGCCGGAATACCAACCGCAGGCAATCGTTGCCGACGATTTGGCCGACATCGAAAAATACAACAACGAATTGCACCCATTGCAAAAAACATATCCGGGAATGACGCGCAAACAAGTTATGTTATCGAATATCAACTCGAACTTACAACCAATCGAGCATTGGTCGCTATACCGCTTCATCGGTAACGATACGGAAACATCTATATACAACAATGACTATGTAAAATGCGCCAATGAGATTTTCGAGATAACAAACTTCGATTGTCTGAAACGCCTGAAACCGAATAACTACGGTGTTACGGCCTACTGGATGCCCGAAGCTGACGGCAGTATAAATAAAGTGTATCTGTATCAGGGCGATGTGTATATAGGCGAAGCACTAAACAGCGAGCAATTTGCATACAACGAATGCGCCATCGAGCGGACAGACGAAGACAAAGCCAATATGCTATACCAGAACAAACGCCTTGCCAAATTTGACAAGTTCGTAAAAGAGGAACGGGCAGATATCCCGAAAGTAGGCTCTTTACAGCCCGAAACGATACAGGCTATTAACGACATTCCCGAGATACCCGAAAATACCACAAATACAATTATATGCGCCGACGATGTAGACGAGGAATTCGACTTCACAGGGGTTGAAGATTGGGCAACGCGCGCCATAGCTAATTTGTAAATGTGAAAATATGCCAATGTGCCAATTGATAAAACGACAATAAAAATATAATAGCATGATAACAAATGAAGTAAAAAAACAGATAGTTGAAGCCCTAAAGGAGCAAAAGGCAAATTTTTCGGGCAACGATACTCAATATGCAATAAGCCTCGGTATAAATAAGGCGATTTGGAACCGCATACAAAAAGGCGACTTCGATAAAGTTCTTAGCGAAGTAAAATGGACTACGCTTGCCCGCCGTGCCGGTATTCCTCTGAAAGCGGAGCGCGAATGGCAAAAAGCCGATACCCCTGTTTTTCAGTTTATCACCGCTCAATTGGAAAAGTGCCAAGAAAAAAGCCTTTGCTCCATTCTCTGCGATAAGAGCGATATCGGTAAAACATTTACCGCAAGATATTATGCCAAACATCACAAAAACGCTTTGTATGTAGATTGCAGCCTTGTAAAATCGAAACAAAAATTAATCAGATTTATTGCTAAAGGCTTCGGGATTGACGATACAGGTAAATACGCTGATGTGTTTGACGACTTAGTTTTCTATCTGAAAACGTTAGATCGCCCGATAATCATATTAGACGAAGCTGGCGACTTAAAATATGAGGCATTCCTCGAACTAAAAGCCATATATAACGCAACTGAATATGAGTGCGCCATGTATATGATTGGTGCCGACGGATTAGAGGCTTTAATGAGAAGGGCCATTAATAATAAGAAAGTAGGATATGCCGAAATATTCTCACGCTTCGGTAAAAAATACGGCACAGTGGTTCCCGTCAATGCTGACGAGCGCGAAAAATTCTTATCTGTAACGGCGGCAATGATTATTAAAGTCAATGCCCCAGCCGGAACAAATATAAACGTGACACTTCGCCAAACGATGGGCGACGACAATGTACCGAGCTTGCGCCGCATATATACTGAATTTTCAAAAGCGGAGGGCTGATAATGATAGAGAGAGCATGGTCGCCTACGGATATAGAACGGGCCAAGTTTAAAGAATTGGAGTTCGAGGGTGAGTGGCTCAGAGAAATAGGCAAACCCCAAATAACGGGAAGCTGGATAATTATGGGGCCACCCAAAAACGGAAAAACATCTTTTGCCATGATGGTGGCAAAGTATCTGACAAATTTCGGACGCGTTTGTTACAATTCAATCGAGGAAGGATTTTCCAAAACGATGCAACTTGCATTTAAGCGCGTGGATATGAGCGAAACAAAAGGAAAACTTATTCTTGCACAGGATAATTTCAATCAAATGTACACCCGCCTATCAAGACATAAATCGCCCGACATCGTGATAATTGACAGCTTGCAGTTTATGGAATTGGAATTCAGCGAGTATAAAAAACTAAAGGTTGATTTCGCAAACAAGATATTCATATTCATAAGCCACGTAGACGGGCGCAAGCCCGAAGGGAAAACGGCGCAAAGGATATGGCGCGATGCAAATGTTATCGCCCGGGTAGAAGGCCGCAGGGCTTTTATTGAGAGCCGTTTCGAGCCTGATGGTGTGGGATATATAGATATAGAGGCGGAATTCGCAAATAATTATTGGCAGGGACAAAGTAAATGATATTACAAGATAAAATAGAGCATTCTATCATGGCCATTAGAAAAGCCGAAAAGCTGGCGCTAAAATATAGCGACGAGGGCTTTCATCTGGCTTTTTCGGGTGGCAAAGATAGTCAGCTTATATATCTACTCGCCCAATTGGCTGGCGTGAAGTTCCAAGCCTATTTCTATAAAACATCCGTTGATCCCAAAGAATTGTTGTCTTTTATCCGCACTAATTACCCGGATGTTATTTGGATTAAGCCCAAATTAACAATGTTTCAGTTGATTCTGAAAAAGAAAAACTTTCCTACTCGGAAAAGTCGCTTTTGTTGCGAATATATCAAAGAAAAACAAGGACTTAACCGAGTTGTAATAATAGGAATAAGAAAAGCCGAAAGTACAAATAGAGCCAAACGAATAGAGTTTACCTCAGATTGTAAGAATGGGTGCGATAAAAATTTATTATCACCGGCATTGGAGTTTACAGACGCGGAAGTATGGCTTGTCCTAAAAATGTACGGTATCTCAACATGTGTATTGTACAAAACACAAAGGCGCATTGGTTGTATCGGTTGTCCTCTAAATAGGAATATGTTAAAAGAGTTACAGAAGTTCCCCAATATTATGCGTGCTTATATCAATACCGCTCAAAAAATAATAGACAAATATCCCGATTGCAAATTTGCTCAAAACTTCAAAAGCGGGCAAGACGCATTTAACTGGTGGGTGTCAGATATGGGCGTAAAGGCATATATCGCAATGAGAGATAAACAATTAAAACTAAAGTTCAAAGAAAATGAAACCAGCAATAGCGACATATAACCCTCATAAATGGTTTTTCGGCTATGTAAATTCATTGGAAGGGTACAATAAGGAATTTGCAAAAGTTATCCGTGAGGGCATCGTATTCGAGTACTCAGAAGGAAAAACGGAAAGCCTAAAGGTAATGTACGACAATCATCGGTTTATGTACGACCGCATGAGGCGGAAACTAACCGGGGGATTTAAAGACGAGTTGGATATGGCGCGCAAGCGTGTGATCGCGGTCTTGTTTTCGTGGTTGAGCTATAAGGGGTATAAAGCCGATATCGCCTATGTGAAAAAAGTAGCTTGCAATGCGGCGGGTTCCCAGCGCTTCAATGCGATACCACTTCTTAAACTTCGCCAGCTATACAGGATTTTCGGAGATATGAAAAGTAAAGAGGCCGAGGCATGGGTAACGGCCGTACTAAATAAAGTAATGGAGGACATGACAAATGAAACAACAAAGTCTTGAACAATTGGAGCATGATATTGAGATAACGCTTGCGTTTCTCTTTGGCGACCTGACAATGAAACAATGGTCGTACTATGTGGGTAGGTACCACGCCCTTTGCATAAAACGGGCACAAATGAAAGGCGAAAGGCCATCAGTAACGGAAGGAAAAACAGATTATATCATTTAAAATAGTAGAATTATGGCAACAAAAAGAACTAAAAAACAAGTGATTACAGGTGTAACACAGAAAGCGGCCGAGGGGGCTTTCTCTGACTTTGCGAAGGCAGACGCCCGCATTTCCAAAATTAATGCGGAAATGGATGTACAAATAACTAAAATCCGGGATAAGTATGCCGAGGAATTATCCTATTTAGAGGAAGATAAGGCAAGGGCATTCGATATCCTACAAGTGTATGCAACTGAAAATAGGGACGATCTATTCAGAAAGAAAAAAAGCATCGAAACCGTACACGGCACTTTTGGCTTTAGGACAGGAACGCCAAGCCTTAAAACATTAAAGGGCTTTACCTGGCCGGCTGTCGCTAATCTTCTCGAAAAACTTGCACCTGACTATATCCGTAAGAAGATAGAAGCGGATAAAGAAAAATTGATTGCTGACCGTGATAAAATCGGGGATGCAATGGTGGAATATGGTATAAAGGTAGTGCAAGATGAAACATTCTATGTCGAACGGAAAACAGAGGAAGCCGAGGCCTAAATATTCGTTTTGTCGGCACCGCTCCCGATGGGCGGTGTACGATGACGATACGGGTTCAAAAGTCTGTGATTATTTCGAGAGAGAGGAAGCCCGAAAAAAAGTATATGAGTTGAACGGATGGAATTATAAATCAAATAAATAACATTTTAAATATTGACTATTATGCACAATTGGTTTGAATGCAAAGTATCATACGAAAAGATACTTGAAAATGGAATGCAAAAAAAGGTTACTGAGCCTTATTTAGTGGATGCCCTTTCTTTTACGGAAGCCGAGGCACGAATCATAGAGGAAATAAAGCCATATATAAGTGGCGAGTTTACAATTTCCGATATCAAGCGGGCAAAGTACAACGAACTATTTTTTAATGACAACGGCGACCGTTTTTATAAGGCAAAGGTTATGTTCATCTCATTAGATGAAAAGAGCGGTACCGAGAAAAAAACGGCGGCCCAGATGTTGGCACAGGCGTCATCCTTGAAAGAAGCGCTCGAAGTAGTAGAAAAAGGAATGGCGGGTACATTGGCAGACTATAATAGTGTGTCTCTTACCGAAACCCCTATTATGGATGTATTCCCATATTCGGAAGATAGTAAAAAGAAAATAGTATTGGAGGGCGAGTGATGTTATCGGAAAGTGCTAAAATATTGCAAGCTATGTCAAAATCAGATGCTCGCAAAGAAAGTATCCAACAATTAACAGATTTATATAATAAAACTAATGAGTCTGATTTGGATATAACAAAGTTAGAACTTGTTTTACACAATGCCTTTGAACATGGGGTTTATTGGGGTAGTCTTAAACATCAGGCGGAACTTGACGAAGAAAAAAAGAAAGCGCTTAATAGTGGCATTTGGCTTGTGATAACGGAATTCGCCTTTTATGGTGAGTCTAAACAGTTAATACCGCTTGTTATAAAGGCAATGGGATTTACCTATGATGAATGTATCGAATTGATGCTTGATTGTGACTGTAATAATGATGTTTTAGAGCCTATTATCAATGAAATATTTGAAGTTGAAGAGGAGGACGACGAATGATTATAGCAGTAGATTTTGACGGAACATTGCATACGGGGGAATGGCCGGGTATCGGCGCCCCCGCGCCCTGTGCGACTGATGTAATGCAGTCCTTAAAGGATAAAGGGCATTACTTGATAATTTGGACTTGCCGGAATGGGGATAAGCTAACCGAGGCTATCAATTGGCTACTTGAGAATAATATCCCTTTTGATAGGATTAACGACCATGAGCCGAAACATCTTGCAGAATTTAACGGAAGTAACGCCCGTAAAGTGTATGCACATCTGTATATTGATGATAAGCAAGTTGGCGGTCTTCCTTCCTGGCCCGATATATTAGATTATGCCGAAAAATTGGAAGCGGAATATTTGAAAAGAAAGGAGGTGCAACAATGATCTTAGGATTTAAACCGCAATTTGTAGCGCCTATTCTGTCAGGAAATAAAATCCATTCTATAAGAGAGGACAAAACCGACAGATGGAAAGAAGGCAATACTATCCACTTTGCGACAGGCGTTCGAACAAAGAACTATGATAATTTCAAGATGGACGAATGTAAAGGCACTCAGAGTATAAAAATAGAATATTTTGAGGGCGTCTTTTTTGCAAATAAAGTAACTGTATTTATTGACGGTCGTGCGCTGGAATATGAAGAAATATTGACGCTGGCACATAATGATGGCTTTTGCTCTGTCGCCGACTTCCTTAAATGGTTTAATAAAGATTTTGAAGGTAAAATTATTCATTGGACGGATTTTAAATATGAAAAAACTAATCATTCAATTTTTGAAATGGCTTCTAAAGAAACTCGGGTATAAAGAGCATCCTTTGAAGCCGTCGCCTTTTTACATTGATAGCAGAGAGGTATTAGCTCCTATCCAATTGTCGTGTAAGGTAGGGCGGGAAACCCCAAGCAAATATATTGCGATGAAGTTGTCCGAGGGGTTGATTGATTATATATCCGAAAATATGATGCTTAGAAGTGAGTACTTCGCTCAATATCCGCCGTGGGATAGGCGGGCGGGCATTATGGCCGGTATTATAGTTTATATTCGGAAGCCGATCGAACCACGTATAGATATAGAGTATTGATTTATAAACGTAAATAAATAATGGAAATGACAATAATAATATTAAGTGTAATCAGCGCCGCATTGGCATTGCTTTGCCTATACCTTATATTATATGTGTATTTGACTAACAAAATGTTGGAGTCGAAAGACCTTATAATAATGGAACTGCAACAAAGAGTAGGCTTGGAAAAGAAAATTTCCGGTGATACAATTATATATGAGGTTACTAAAAGACTAAAAGAGGCTATCGCTGCGATTTCAGAGGAAACGCCGGGAAAATAAAAAGCCTCTCACATATCCCGAAAGATTTTGCAAAAGGCTGGTGGCTACAGCAAAAATACAAAATATTTCGGATATGGCATACAATAAGCGTAATTTATATCTTAAAGTGATTGAAATACAAGACAAAGTGCTTGCCGGACAAAAACGAGGGGATACACAAAAGGAGATATTTTATAAAGAGATTGAACCCGTGTACCATATTTCAATAGCTACATTTTATAATTACCTTGCTATGCCGGCAAAGGCGGAACTCGCCAAAATGCAAAAGAAAGCTGCCGACAAAGAAGCGGCAAAACGTGCCCAGCTATCACTGGCGTTTTAGAGGAATGAGGCGGGCGATATTGTTCGCCTCTTTTGTTTAACTGATAATTTTAGATTTATGATCGATAAAAATAATACTTCATGGGGCAATGTAAAGATTATGCTCGGAGGTAAGGAAATAACAGGGATTGCGGGCATAGAATATAACAATATGCCAATAGGTATAATAGGCCCGCCCAGTGATGCGATAGATACAGCGTCTATGGCTATGTATCATGCGAGCCATGCGGGGTTATTACCCGGGATTGTAACTGTTGATGATTATATGAGCGACGATGACCATTTCTATGGGGCGAAAAATATGGCGAAAAATATGGCGAAAATTACCAAAATGGCTAACGAAATAACAGGGACTATAACTCTAAGTAAAAAAGCCATGCGAAAGTTGCTTAAATCTATGCCGATGGCAAAGAAAGTCCGATTGCCCCGTAAGCGAAAAAAGATGTTGAAAAAAGCCTTGCGGGCAAAGGATATCGATTTGATAAGTAAGCTAATGCCAAAGGGGGCCATATTTTTATCTTGTGACATGGCAACAGGAAAAGATTATTTAAGTACATATCATGTTAAAATATAATCTTTATCCTACATCATACAAGGGCGGTTCATTCTCTTTATCGGGGGTACCGCCTTTTTCAATTTGTAGATCACGGTTCGGGTCTTGCATTTCATCGTATAATACTTGCGCCGAATAGTCCACAACTTTACATTGGAATGATATCCGATACAGGTTCCCGGTATCGCCGCTTTCTTCCCGCCTCATATCCACACGCCGCATTTCGCTGTAATTGGTACCGCTACGTCCATGAAACAAGGCGTGTAAGCGCGTCAGCGTATTCAGGTAGTCAAGCGCTCGGTCTTTATTATAACTGCCGTGGTAGGTATCCGAAAACGTTTCATAAAACAGATAAAAATCTATTTGTACATCGCATTCCTGTGCCAATAGCCCCCGGTCGTCGATGGCAATAGTAGAAAAACCGATAAAGAGTGCCGGTGTACTGAAGGGCAATTCCTCGGTTAAATAACTTATCTGGTCGTGCCAAAGGTCAACCCATTCTATTTCGGGCAATTTATCTTTTGCCTTTTCGGCTATTTCGGTGTATAAATCTGTCCAATAATTCATAATAATATGCCAATGTGCTAATATGAAAATTAGCCATTTAAATACTATTTAAATTGCATTTAAACATTCGCTAATTTGCATATTTGCTAATTTATTAATTATTCTATCTGGTCGACGATGCTTTGAAACCATTCGTCGAGGGTTTTGAATAGAGTTTTACTTTCGCCAATATATTGACGCTTCGGTATCTTTATTTTTTTACCGACTTTCATCAGAGCCATACCCCGGCAAAATTCCGCCTTTGCATTGACGCGAGCCTGAGCGGCGGCCGTTTTCCTGTTTGCCCCGGCAAATTCGTAATACTTCGCCCACCAGAAGGCTTTCATTTTCTTAGTAACCGTTATGATACCCCCGTCGTTGTGAATTTCACTATATACAAGCTGGGTTCCCGTGCGTACCCTGTTTTCGTTTTCTTCGAGTGTGCGAATACTTTGCATCAGGTTCATTGTATTGCGGTACCCTATCAACGTTTTTTTCCCGCGCAACGGGCTTGTACCCTCCGCCCATTTACTAAAGGACTCATCCGTAAAGCCGCCTTTGACAAAGCAATCTTTAAAGAACTTGGCCGCCTCAATGGCGACGACACGGGGCCGCCCCTTTTTAATTTTGAGGGCTATCTCTGCGAAATTCGGCGGTTTATTTTGTTGTCTCATAACTAAATACTATCTTTGTAATGATTCTAAGCCCGTAAGGACTGCGAATCTCCAAATAAGGCAGTAATCGCAAGGTTGTTGCCTTATTTCTTTTTAATGCCGAGGCTTTGGCGGGTATATATGGTAACAGCGCCACCCCTGATAACATACACTTTCTTAATGCCCTTATTTCCCGAAATTAGCGAGCCCTTGATATGGCGAGCAATATCCGTATCGTTACCTTTGAATGAAGACAAATCGAGAACGGCCGCCGATGCTGTTTGCTCTGCCGCACCCCTTATGCGGTTACGGATAAAGTTGTCAATCTTCGATGTGCCGTCGTATGTTTTAAGGTCGGCCTTATTATTCCTGCCCCCGATTCCCAACTCCGCATTTTTATGCCCGATAGCAATTCCCCCCTCAATGTGCGGGCGTACATAAATATCTGTATCCAGCGAACGCGCCAGCTTCTTAGCCGCCACAACGTTTTGCTCCATATCCGAAAGGTCGGCGAAGTCGTTTATGTGTACCGTGTTTTCGCCCGCCTTTACGGTCTTGTTATATGGCATATATTCTTTAGCAAGTTCCGCCTGTCTGCGTACTTCGCGGCGGGTTTCCTTACCTTCTATCTGCTTGTTATAACTATTATGCTCGTTGAACACCACGCCATCGAGCCCCGTATTTCCCGACCATTCCGGCTCGGGCGTATATTCCGGCTTCCAATCCGTCAGCCTGTCGAGTGTTTGTTCCCACCAGCAACGGCAACTTGGCCCGAGCGGAGTCATATATAAACTAAGGTCGGGGCTGTCGATATTCAAAACCAAACCATCGAGGGCGGCATGTTCCGGGCGTACCCTGTCGTCGCTCATGGTGCGAAACTTTACGCGCTGGTAAATATCCTTATCCTTTTGCCAATCCTGATATTGCCGTGCCGCCTGTGCTTTGCGCGCCGCCCATGCCGCTTGCACATCGAGGTAATTACCGTTTTGTAAGTCGAGATATTTCTTTGCTTCCTCCGTATATTGCTTTTTGCTGTCTATGGAGTCGCTCAATAGTTGCACCTCATGTTGTTGTACATGGGTTTTTGTAGCGGAAAACTGCAATATGTTTTCGCGTATCTTGCGGGCAATCTCATCGGAATAATAATCTTTACCATAACCAAAGCCCGCCGCTTTGTTCAGGCGGTCGTATGTTTTCAGGATAAAGTCCTTATCAAGATCGTCGGGATTTATTTTGCCCTCGCGTATTCCTTTTATGATTCTCTCAAAAGAATCATTCCATGTTGCGGCATAGATTGGTATTACTGTAAGTCCTCCGGCCTTATTGAGCCCCCCGCCCCGAATATCGGGAGCCGTGTATGCGTAAGGGGCTAAGAGCGAAAAACTGCGTGTGTCAGGCTTTTTTTTTTGCCCTGCCGTTGGTTCGGGGTCTGTTATCCCGAGGGCGCTCTTTATCGTTGTAATAGGCAGGCCGGTAACCTTTTTCAGTTCCTCCACATCAAAATTGAAATATATTGATAAGTCTTTCACAGCATCGATATACTCTTTCATTGTCAGCGATTCGCTTTCGTCATATTCAAATGTCAGATTTTCCAACGGGGCATATACCGGGCTTAATTTTACAAGGCGCGGCTTTATTTCCTCATTAAAATAATATTTGAATATCAGCTTATCGACCTGATGGCGGTATGCAAGGATGCGTTCCTGTACCTCTGCCGCTCCGACATAGGACTTTTCATCTGTCAGCCCGGAACTTCCGAGAATACCCTTACTTATGGCATTGTCGCAAATATCCGTCATCAGCGACTTAAAGGTATTGTGCGCATCGACATTGTAGCCCTGCGGCGTTTCAATCTTTTCGTTGCCCTGTAATACGGCAAAATGATTCATTCGGAAGTTAAGCAACATCTCGAATAGTTCGTCGCGGCGGTTTGTATCCATACGGTCGGTAATAGCAAAAATAGGCGGTACCCCGTACTTTTCTATATAGGATATCCATGAACCGAGCCCCAGCTTCTTTGCCAGCACTACATTGGCAAGCATGGAAAACAGCCCGAGCGACCAATCGTTGCCCACCTGAAAATAATAGTTTTTATACGCGCCGTCGCGATAGCTTATGCCGGTTGTGTCGTATTCCTCAATCAGAACAATACCTTTTTGCGGGATAAAGTTCGATTGCGGTACTTCCTCTACATTGGCAAGCTCGCCGTTTTCGTTCAACTCATACATACATATCAGTTTCGGGCCTTCATATATGTAGGACAAAACATAATCATACATGTCGAGCATCCACGGCTTTTCGAGTAGTTTCTTTACCTCTTTTGGCGCTTCGTTGTCGTTGTTATCTACCAATTTGAACGGCGCACACTTTACGGGTAATACCCTGTTTTCGACACAACTCATCAGGTGCGAGTCAAGTTTCATGTTTTGGCGGAAGCGCATCCAATCGCCAAGCCTCGGGTCGTCAGGGTCACTCGCCGACATTACTGCCCGGATATAATCTTCTATTTCCTTACGGTTGAGTTGTACCGCCTGACGGGTATAGTCTACCCGCTTGCCGTCATTGCGCTTGTAGTATTCGGCAAAAACGAAGTTGTTGCTTGCCCTTGATAGTAACCAGCTTGCCGCTTTATCTAATATATTAGCCATTGTCTAAATGAATAAATTGTCGTTTGTAGTATTACCGTACATCAGTTTTGCCGTTGAGCCGTCATCGCCTGTTACTTCGGGCATACCGGGCAGGGATTGAATCCCGCTTTGTATTTTCGCTAAAATGGACACGGCTTCGTCATAGATTGTCTTATAATCTTCGGGAACCTTGCGAGCTGCGTTTCGTCTTACCGTCCAATAGACTACAAGCCGGGCAATGACAAATATTAATAGCGGGGTGCGTTTTACCGGGTCGTTAAATATTTCATCGGTCTTGTACCGCCCCGATATATACGATATGACAAAGGCTATTGCTTTTTCTTCAAGCCCGTCGGTTACCCTGTCATCAAACTGTTTACTATCATCAAGGAAATATTCTTGTATTACCTCTATTAAGTCCTCTTTTTCCAAATACCTCATGGCATATTATATTTTTGTTTCATTTTTCCCGTGCGCCAGCTTTTATCGCCATCGTTTTTCTTGCGCGCCGGTACCACATATTTTTCAAGTGCCGACAATGCACGCTCGTCGGCATCCGGGCTGTCGTCGTGTTCGTTACTTCCTTCCTCTACGGCGCAAAGCTGCATAACCCCTATTTGCGTATCGCTATGGGCTTTTAGTTCCTCATTGTAATATGTACGTGCATTCTGATAATAAGGCACCATTTTAAGCATACGCCCGAGTTTATTGGTATGAGGGGTATCGACTTTCATTATATTAAGCGATACATTATGCGCGTCTTCCGCTTCGTCGATATTGCGTTGTACTTCCTCATTCCAGAACTGCGACTCGTATTGAAATAAAATGTTTACCCCGTTGGGCAATCCTTTCTTAAATTCACACATCCAATTACACGCCAATTTCATTTTTGCCTGTCGGACAAAACAATCGATCATATAAAATTTTCGGTCTTTCACGCCCCACACCCTCACGGCATTGTAGTCACTTGTATCATTATCAGTATAAGCAATATCCCAATGGGCAATAATCATATCGAAGTCGAGCCAGCCGGGCAGCTTGGCCCATTGTATCATATCTTCGCTGAAATTCTTGCCCTCTAATTTCGTTTCGTGGAGGTACTCCGCGTAAGCGGCGGGTATTCCCATGTCTTCCTCTTGCTGTATATAGTATTGTTTACTATACATCGAAGGCCATGCAGGCTTATGTGTCGCTTTGTTGTATGCCTTTATCTGGTGTACCTTCCATTTAGGGTGCCGTTCCTGTAAAATGGTTTGTGTCATTACCCGCGCAAACTTATTATTAGCATATACCACGCGCCGATGATGGCCCGTCATGGTCGGAATAATATCACGTTCGATAATTTCGGCCTGCTTGCGCATCCGCTTCGGGTTCCCGATGGTATCGGGCGTTTCCAAGTCGTCGATAGACCAATAGTTCGGGCGGCGGTGCCCTATACGCACCCCGCGCACTTTCTTCTTGATACCGAAGGCACGACCAATAAAGCGCTGGTCTTTTGTCTCAAACTTTCCTAATGCCCAGCTACCCTCATTTTTTTGCTCACCAAAGTCATGAATGAGTAATGCGTTTCCTTCCAATTCGGCTTGCACATCCGAAAGCAATTCCTCCGCCCGTTCCTTACTATCCGACATCAGACAGAAAAAAACTTCCTCGCCGCGCATCCACAGCCAAAGCGGAATAATAACATTACACCATACCGACTTTGCCAAGCCGCGCCCCCATTCCGCAAAGCCTTTAAACAAAGGATTGTTTGCCACAAGGTTGGCATATTCAATCTGAAAGGCGGCACTTTCGGCGGTCGCATAATGTGGCAAATAAGTTTTAACCATAAACCGCACATCGTTTTGTGCATCGCGTATGCGGTTCATCTGGTCGGTCAGGGATTCGGCCGCATCTATCGCCGTCGCGGTACGGGCGAGTAATAATCGCTTGAGGTACGCTTCGGCTTTTTCTTTATCCTGTTTTTTCTGATTGCGTGCCATTTCAACCTAACTCATTTGTTTTTTTACGGATGTAAAATGTGTGAAAATCAAAAGCTTTATCGGAAAGGTCGGAATCAAAAGACCGCATCTCTTTGTAATAGTCGTCTGCAAAGTCTACTATTTCGCCAAGTGTAAGCGCCTTTTTCTCGTTATCTTTATTCAACTCGGCCAATACGTTTTTTTGATAAATCATATCGTTCGATACCCGCCCGGCTTCTTTGCGTAGTTTTATTTCCGAATCTTCATCCCCTGCGTCATGCGCCTCGTTTATCCTGTATTCAAGTTCGAGCCTTTTGCTTGAAAGTAAGTTTATAAGTTGTTGTACGTTTTCACGCGCTGTATTAGCCGATGATTGCCGCGTTTTTCGTAATTCCTTCCAATTACCCTCAATAGCCCACTCGGACATCGTATTTTCAGCAACGCCCAATATTCGGGCTGTATCTTTTTGCGTACGCCCTTCCTCTACTATATATCTGTATGCCTCTTTTCTAAGCTTTTCATAGTCGGGCTTGAAAGAGTTCGGCTGTTTTTTCTTAATCATCGGCTATACCTTTTTTTAGCAAAGATGCCTCTTTACATAGTCGTCCGAAAGAATTAATCTAAGGGTTAGAGCATTATTTTACAGGCGTTTACATCAACCCCATATTTGTATTGACAATAGCGCGAAAAGCGACAGAACAATCAAAAAATTCAGTCAATGTAAATGAAGAAATTACCCTTTTATATGAGTGCTGCGGCACAGGGGCAAAATGAGAAAATACCCTTTAGCATCAGCGCATCGACAGAAAGCCAAACGACCTTAATACGCATAACCGGCACAATCGGTTGGGATACTGATTCCGAGATATTTCGCAGGCAAATAGATGCGTTATCTCAACAGGGAATTGCAGACGCCCATTTATACCTTAACGGCCCGGGCGGCTCTGTCTTCGATGCGGAGGAAATAGTCAATATTATACAAAGTGTATTCAAGGGCAAGATAACGGGCGAGGGTGGCGCGCTCGTTGCCTCTGCCTATACACGTATCGCAATGATTTGCGAGACTTTCACAATGCCCGAAAACGGTATGTTCATGGTACATAAACCATCGGGTGGCGTATGGGGTACCGCGAACGATCTGCGGTCTTACCTGAAATTATTGGAAGACAAAGAGAAACAATACTTAGATATCTACAAAGCCAAAGTAACCGACAGCACCAAGCTGGAGCAACAATGGAACGCCGGCGATTGGTGGCTGACCGCTACCGAAGCTAAAGAAAACGGCTTTATATCCGAGGTCAGGGGCAAGGCAAAGATAGGCTCTACCACTACCGCCATGATTGCGGCTTGCGGTTGCCCACAAGATAGAATTCCAAAAATCAATAACTCTCAAAAAGAAGAAAACATGGATTTAAAAGCGATGGCAAAAGCCCTCGGACTGCCCGAAAGCGCAACCGAGGCAGAAATTAACGCCGCTATCGAAAAGGGTAACCAAGCACAAAAAGATTTGGAAACCCTGAAAACGGCACAAGCCCAAAAGGCAAAAGACGAACTAACTGCCAAAATCAAAAAAGATGTAGAAAAAGCAGTTGAAGAAAAACGCATTACGGCAGATAATTCCCAAAAATGGATTGACGCCCTGCATAAAGACTATGAAGGGAATAAGGAATTGCTCGACTCGCTCGAAGCCGTGGAAAAAATACCACATAAGCCAAGTCCCGGCGCCCACGGCACCACAACCAAAGCAACGCACATGGGCAAGACCTTCGAGGAACTGCAAGAAGAAAACCCGGACGCATTGGCCGACCTGATGGAAAAAGACCCGGACGCATACGATGCGATCTACAACAACTATCTGGAACGTAAAAAACTGAAATAATCACCTAACAAAAAAAGATATATGGCAACTCTTATCTCGGGGCAATGGCTTACGCAATATGTAGCCCCACAACTTTTGGAGGAATTCCGAAACTATAAGGATGACTTTCTTGCTGTCATCCCGGGGGCGCCTAAAGCCGCCATTACCGCCGACGGTATCCGCTTTAACAAGCTGATAAACAATGTAGGCTTTTTGGTAAACAACACGGCAGGCTTTACCCCTACCAAAATGACCGGCGAAAAAGTATTCATCGAATGGGAAAAGTACGACACTACCCCGACAGAGGTAGACGATGCTGAACTTCGCGCATTGCCTTACGACAAACGCTCGGAAGTTCGCAAGAAACATACGGAAGCCTTTAAAATAGGTATCCGCGACCATGTGATTTGGAAATTGGCGCCTGATGACGATACGAATGTCGACATGCCGGTAATGCGTACTTCCGGGGCTGACGATGGCACGGGACGCAAAAGGCTGACATTTAAAGATATGGTTAAATATCTTGAAATGGTTAAGGCGCTTAATCTTCCGTATCCTGAAAAGCAATATATGACACTCAGCCCTGAACATGTGACCGATCTGATTGTCGATGCCGATTCGGCGAAATTCTTCTCTACAAAGAAAATATTCTTTGACGAGGAAACGGGCAAAGTGCGTAGTATTATGGGCTTCAAGTTCTACGAAAATGCGGCGGTACCCGCGTACACTTCGGCAGGCGTGAAGAAACCGAAAGGCGCTGCGCTGACTACCGGCGACCAAAGAGCCTCTGTTTTCTTCTATGCTCCTAACGCAGTATATCACCTCGACAAAGTGAAAATATTGTATGTGGACGAACATACAGACACACGAAACCCTGACCCTAAATCGGAGTTCCGCACACAGACTTACGGTATTGTCGACCGTATTGTCGACTATGGTTTCGGCGCAATCATATCCGCTAACGTATAAATCAATTAGCTAATGTGCCGATTTGAAAATGTGCCAATAAGGCGCTAAGCGAAAAGGTATAAGTCATTGGCACATTGGCATATTATCAAATTATCGAATTAATTATCATGGCAAAATTGGATTTACAAAAGATAGCGGACGACTTTTTCAAAAGGTACCGCAAGGCGGATAAAGTTTTCATAACCACAGACGGGCAACCGTTTACGGATGAAAACTACGCTAAAACCCACGCCCAAGCTAAAGACTTGGATGTTGAAACCTTCCGCCGCAATGGCGAAGACTCAAAAGAGTATGACCTTGACGAAATGGACAGGGTGCAACTCGAAGCCTTTATCAAGGATAACGGGCTTGAAGTAATATTCTATGCCGAAACGCCTGACGAAGATTTGCGGACAATGGTTGAAAACGCAATCGAAAAAGTGGCGGAAGCGGCAAAAGCTAAAAAAACAACTTCTAAAAAAGCGAAGAAATGAGTTTCACAGGCCCAGAAATAAATAAGCTGAACGGCGGACTCGGCGGAGGGGAAACCTCCGACCGTGTCGCGGTTTTTGTTGCGGGCGCTGACGCCATCGCGGGCACATTGGAGCAATACAAGGCTTACGAACTATTACAGATTGAGGACTTGGAAGCCCGGGGCATAACGGAAGAAACCGACGCAGCAAAAAAAGAATTGACTCACTATCATTTGTCGGAGGTATTCCGCTTATCGCCCGAAACATCGGTAAACATAATCACGGTACCGAAAGCGACAAAGGTTAGCGAACTGAAAAACGATGCCGACTTTATTTCGGCTCTACGCTCTATTAACGGCTTAAATACGATATCCGTTGCCGGATTGACTGATGACGAAACGATACAGATTGCCGTGCAAGGCATGCAACTTTTGGTTGACAAGCTGGCGGAGGACTATATCTATATAGATACGGTTCAAATCGAGGGGAAAGGCGTATATATAACCGCTCCTTTGGTCGCTGACTTTGTAAATCTCCGCGAATTCGACAGCGAAATTATTTCGCCGATATGGGCACACGACCCGGCTATTGCCGAAAAAGACGAGGCCTATGCCAATCATGCGGCGGTGGGTTCCGCACTCGGAATGTTGATGGTTCGCGCCATACATGAAAATCTCGGGTCGGTAGATATCGAAATTAAGCCTAACAAGCGCAAGGCGGAGGAAAATTATACGCTGACCGATACAAAAACGGGGCGCTGGTTGTCTGCCGCACTAAGTAATGGACGCCTGTTTGAAACCCTTTCGGGGGCAGACCAGAAGAAACTCGATACTTTGGGATATATCTATGTCGGAAAATTCGAGGGCTATGGCGGCTATTATTTTTCAAACTCGCATACGTGTACCGAGGAAGACAACGACTATTGCTTCATCGAACGCAATGCCATCTGGAACAAAGGCGCGCGTATTATCCGCTCGACACTTATCCCGCGTATCCGTAGCAAGGTACAAGCAGACCCTTCGACCGGGTATATCAAAAATACCACTATCACGGATTGGGACGGCAGGGTACGCAAGAATCTGCTTGCGATGAAAAATGCGGGGAATGTTGCCGACTTCGATATTTATATCGATCCCAAACAGGCGGCCGTGTCTTCCAAGCCCTTTAAAATCAAAGTTCACTTTGTTGCCGATGGCATTGCCCACGACTTCGAGATTGACCTCGGCTTCACAAAGTCAATATGACAATTAGCTAATGTGCCAATGTGAGAATTAAGAAGAAAACGAAAGTAAGCGCATAAAACGCCATTGGCATATTGGCACATTTTCAAATTATCAAATTAAGAATATGGCATTAGATGTATTAGTAAATAAGTTCGGAAAGGTTGCCGGCTGGAATAGTACCACGGCAACCATGATGGGGCGCGATATCGAGGGCATTACCGAGTTAAAATATGACGACAACGTAGAAAAGGAAAATATCTACGGCGCCGGAAAGATGCCCATAGGACGCGGGGAAGGGAACTATAAGGCGACCGCCTCTATTACTCTGATAAAAGAGGAAGTCGACGCCCTGCAACTATCACTTGGCCCGGGCAAGCGACTGACGGATATCGCCCCGTTCGACATAGCGGTAAGCTATGACTATCTGAGTAAGATTTATAAAGACCGCATCCGCAATTGTGAGTTCACAGGGCGGAGCGTCGAAGTAAAACAAAACGATAAAGTTATTGCGACCACTTTCGAGTTGATTGTGTCGCACATTGACTGGAATATCGTGTAAACCGTAAAGCAGGGGATGGCGAAAACCTTTAATAGAGTAGCCAAATATATAAATACACACAGATATGTTCATTTTAAGAAGAATTACAAGTCAAGGTTTAGAGTTGAATACATGTTTAGGTATTGAATATGTATTAGTTCTGAAAGAGGTAAATGAGAGCGAATTTAGAGACCGCGTCAAGTTATGGGGCGAGGAAGATTTGAAAGACTTGTATGGCGTTGTGTGCTTCGATGATGGGGACTCGATAATGCCATTGTATAAAAAATCATCTTACTACATCATGACCGGCGACGGGAAAACATTCTCTAATATTTCGGAAAAATAACGCTTAATATTTTAATGTAAAAATGGAAGAAAAAGATACGAAACCCAAATTATGGGTAATCACGCAAGCGGAGTTCGACGAATTGGAGGCGAAATACAAACACCTGTATATCGTCGATATAGCCTTCGACGAAAAAGAGCGCTACCAATTTATTTCGCGCCGCCCGACGAAAGAAGTCATCGAGGCCGTGAATGAGAATAAAGGCTCCGCTTTTAAAGTTGCCGACCTGATGGTAAAAAATATGATCGTGGCGGGCGACATGGAAGCGTTGGACGACGGGGTTGTTTATTCCCGTTTGCTCGAATGTCTGACGGGTATCGTAAAAGACGGTAAAAAACTTTTTACGAAAGCATAGAGGAAGCATACACCGCTTTCAAGTCGGATACGAACCTATTGGCGCAAATAGACCTCGTTATCGAACAAACATTCGGGGTAAAGGCAAAGGACTTAGACGAGGAAGCGTGGCTCAACTTCTATGCAAAATACAGATACCTGAAAGAAATTGATATCGAAATTCAATCTAAAGTAATCACTAAGGGCGTTTTGGATGCCGCTAAAATATTGTTCGGATGAGTACAGTTACAACGCAATGGGTAGCAACGTTTACCGATGAAATCACAGGCCCCGTCGAGGGCGTGACGGATGCGGCCAACGAAGCGGCGGAAGCCATTGACGGGATGGGCGAAGCGGCGAACGGTGCGGCGGAAGAAATACAAAAAATATCGGCGATGGACTTAAAAGCCGCCGCCGATGCCATTAAAGATTTAACAAATCAGTTTGAGGAACTGATGAAGCCCGGGCAGGATTTCGAGGTACAAATGAAAAATGTGCAATCCATTACCCAGCAAACCGACGAAGAAATGAGCCGGCTCGGGGACAGCGCCCGCGAACTTGCCGTACAATTCGGAGGCGACGCTTCCGCCCAGCTTGAAAGTTTCGGGGCTATCATTGCCCGCTTTGGCCCTTCCATAGCACAAGACCAAGCGGCAATGGCCTCGATGGGTAACTCGGTATCGACATTAAGCAAGCTGATGGGCAACGATGCCGTGGGCGCAATGGACGCACTAACAACGGCGATGCTCCAATTCGGGGTTGACCTGACCGACCCGCAGACGGCGGCCGCAGAAATGGAACGTATGATGAACGTGATGGCGGCGGCGGGTAACGAGGGCGCCTCGGAAGTTGCCGACACATCGGAAGCCCTAAAAAATGCAGGGGTGCTCGCTAAACAGGCGAATGTTTCTTTTGAAGAAACAAACGCAGCTTTGCAGGCTTTGGCACAAGGCGGGCGCGTGGGAGCCGAGGCGGGTGTATCGCTTCGTAACGTACTCGGAAAAATGGGCGGTCTTGATGTGATACCGCGTAAGGCACGGGAAAAGTTAAGGGAGCTTGGTATTAACTACGATATCGTTTCCGATAAGACACTTCCTTTTGCCACCCGATTACAGGAACTGAAAAAGGCACAGGCAGACGCAACGCTTATCGCGCAAATATTCGGCGTGGAAAATGCGGCGGCCGCGAATATCCTACTCGACAGCATAGATGCACAGCAAGAAATGACGCAAGCCATATCCGGCACAAACGCGGCTTATGAAAGTGCCGATATTGTAATGAGTAGCCAGATAGAGCAACAATCGCGCATGAATGCTTGGCTCAATGACTTAAAGATTAGCTTTTTCGATGTAGCCGGTAGCATTACGCCTTTTGTTGTGGGGCTCGGGACGGTTGCCTATACGATTGCCAATATAGCCGCAGCGGCGGCAGGGATACAGAAACTTATTGTATTTGTAAAAGGCTTGACTATTGCCACCCACCTACAAACGGCGGCACAATGGGCGCTCAACGCGGCTCAGGCTCTCAGCCCTACCACATGGATAATAGCGGGTATTGTGGCCCTTATTGCCGTTGTGGTTGCATGCTGGAATAAGTTCGAGGGCTTCCGTAAGGTCGTTATGGGCGTGTGGGAAGTGATGAAAGGCTTCGGTAATATACTGAAAGATTTTGTCATTGACCGCATAAAGGGAATAATATCGGGTATCGGCGCTATTGGCGAAGCTATCTCGAAATTATTCGACGGCGATTTCTCGGGCGCGTGGGATTCGGCAAAACAGGGCGTTGCCGACCTTTCGGGATATACTGCCGTTAAGAACGCAAAGGAAAGTTTTTCTAATATGGATATCGCCGGGCTGTATAACGAGGGCGCGGCAAAAGGTGCAGCTTCATGGGCGGCCGATAATCCGAAAGAAGAAACGACCGGGCTAAGCCCTATGCAAGCCTTTCAGAGCGGACAGGCTCCGACGGGCGGAACGGGTGGCGCCGTAACGGGAACCGGCGCAGGCGGAAAAGGAGGTAAAGACCCAGGTGACGGTGTAAAGCTGTCAGGCTCGGGCGGTAGCGGGGGCGGTAAGTCTATCGTTATGACGGTAAACAACTATATCACCGGCTTTAAAGGTAGCGACGAATTGGCAAATGAGGTAGCCAAAAAGATAAATAACAGATTGTCGGACGGTTTAGCAGTATTGGGATGATGGTCGCAGACCATTTTATTGGTTGACACATGATAGCAAAGTTATGGATGCAGTAGACAGAACAAACGCACTTATTTTCGCGGATGCCATCCGCCATATATTCGGCATCAATACGCCGATATATATTCCGTGGGGCAAAAATGTGCCTTATGAGGCGGGCGAATTTTCAAATATTCAGTTTGTCCCGGAAGAAACCATACTTGAGGAATTGCCGACATCGGAATTCGGTACAAATGTTTTCGGGGCTATCATGCTTGAAGGTGGCGAATATAATATGTACGACCACGACGGTAGCCTTGTAAAAAAACGCTTTGGCGATTATACCCTGCCTTATTCCTGTATCGCCAGCTTTACCCGCGAATCGAATATAACCAAAACCGAAGTATTGGGCTCGACGGGTACCGTCAAAGAAATATACGGAAAGGGCGATTGGCAGATAACAATAAGGGGCATTGCTTTTAACCGGCGAAACGGCGAAAAAACAACGGCACACGAACAAATAAGCACGCTGTCGAAATGGGCGAATGTCTGCGACTCGATAGGTGTGAAAAGTTCGATGTTCCGCAGTAAGGAAATATACAACATTGTTATCGAAACATTTTCGGTACAACCGATTATCGGGCAATGGGACGCTATCCCCTTTCAGATCGACGCCATAAGTGACGAACCTATTGAACTGTATTTGCCATGAGTACGCTTGCGATGGCCGCCGATATATTTTTCCCCGAATCGAGGGGACGACGCGCTTTCGGTTTTAAACGCGTATCGGCTATACATACAGAAAAAAGCTGGAAGGAATTTGCGGGCATTGCAGAGCTTACGCTTCCGAGAAATGTCAGCGACTTTAAACGGGTAGAGTCCGACAACCTTTTTCAACTCGGCGACCCCATTACAATAAAATTCGGTTATGGTACCGGGGAACTGCCGACCGAATTTGTAGGGTATATATCCGATGTGGCCGACGGCGTACCGTATGTATTGAAGTGTGAAGACGAGATGTTCAAGTTGAAACGGGGCTCTGTCACCGTAAGCAAAAAGGGCATAAACCTAAAGCAGCTACTTGAAACCATCGCCCCGGATTATCAGGTAGAATGCCCGGATATTCCACTCGGAACGGTAAGGTACACGGAAAAAGCGCCCATTGCCATATTGGAAAACTTAAAAAAGGAACTTGGTATTTATACTTATTTCGTTGATAAGGTCTTGCACTCGGTAGACGGCAATTCGCAAGGGGATGAAACCATAAAGATATTGCTCGAAAAGAATGCCGTCAGCGAAAATCTGAACCGAAAAAGTGTGGCGGATGAAAAGGTACTCGTAAAATTCAAGTCCCTGCAACGAACCGGCAAATACCTGACAGTAGAGATAGGCGATAAAAACGGAACGGTGCAAGTGCGTAACTGGCCCTACCTGACAAAAGCCGAAATTGAGGTAAGGGCGAAGCGTATCGTCGAACTGCAAAAGAAAAAGGGCTTTGACGGAACGGTCGAACTTTTTGGGATCCCACGGGCGGAGCAAGGCATGATTCTCGACTTGGCAAGTATTTTCTATAAAAATATGACGGGTAAGTTTTACATCGATAAAGTAGTAAAAGATTTTGACAAGGGCGGCATCCGCCAGCAACTGACACTTGGTAATAAAGCGGAAATATGAGCGAGATAGACAAATTAGCAAAAAGCATCATGGAACGAACCGACGGTGCGCGTCAGGCGCAAATACGGTTTGCCGAATGCGTGTCGATCGATTGGGATAATAAAACCATGACGGCCAAAGGCACCGGCGACGATGTGGAATATTTGGATGTGACGCTCGGCTATGGCTTTATGGATGTAAAACCGAAGAAAGGCGCCGTTTGCCTTATCGGAATAATCGAAGGCCAGGAAGTCGTTTCCTTCCTGATAGATGCCGAGGAAGTCGAACTGATGGAAGCCCGCGCCGATAATATTGTATTCAACGAGGGAAAAAACGACGGGATACCCGTAAGCCCGGAACTAACGAAAAGGCTCAACGCCCTTGAAAAAGATTTGAATGCGGTTAAGGCGATTTTTGCCGCATGGTCGCCAATGCCTAACGATGGCGGGGCGGCTCTGAAAACTGCCATCGCCACATGGTCGGGGCAACAAATAACGGTTACAAAGCAATCGGATATCGAGGACACTAAAATAAAACACTAATGAGCAAAGGCATACTATTAGACGGTGATAACGACCTGAAAGTAAATATAAAGCGCGACAGTAACGGACTGATAACCGACGGGCTGACAATAGGCGAGCGCACCATGCAAGACGCTTATATCGTGCTTGCCAGCAATCAGGGGGATATAAAGGAAGACCCGCTCTGCGGCTCCAACCTTTTGCGCATGATACGCGGGAAAGCCGATATCGAAAAGATACGCAAAACGGTAGAGATAGCCCTTGCCCGTGTGAAGATAAGGCTCGACGACATAAAAAATCAATTGGATATAATCATTAACAAAGTGAGCGTATGAGAAAGATAAACAAAATAATAATTCATTGCGCGGCTACAAAAGAGGGGCAAAACTTTACCGTTGCCGATATTACCAAATGGCATAAAGCCCGGGGCTTTGCCACTATCGGCTACCACTATGTGATATACTTGGACGGCTCAGTACATACAGGCCGCCCGGAATCCCAGATAGGGGCACACGTTCAGGGGCAGAATTCCGACTCTATCGGTATTTGCTATATCGGGGGCGTGGACTTGAACGGGAAGCCGAAAGATACCCGCACACAGGCACAAAAAGAGGCTTTGAAAAAGCTGGTTAAGGAACTAAAAGCCAAATATCCCGGCGCAACCGTTTTGGGGCATCGTGATTATTCGCCCGATAGGAACGGCGACGGAATTATAGAGGAATGGGAATGGATGAAAGCCTGCCCGTCCTTCGATGTAAGAAAATGGCTAAAAGAAGAAAATATATAAAGCTATGAATGTACTTGATATAATCAGCCTATTGCTCAACCTTATACTCGGGGGCGGCTTATTGGTATCACTCGCAACCCTTCGCCAAACAAAGCGCAAAGCGGGGGCGGAAGCCGAAAAGGCAATTGCCGAGGCGCGCGCCGATGAAATTAAAAACGTGGATGCCGCTATAATGATATGGCGCAAGCTGGCGGAAGATATGTCGGACAAATACAACGACATGAGTAATAAATGCGAAGCCCTTTCGCGGAGCGTTGAGAATCTGACAACCGAAGTAAATCGCCTACGGCTGACAAATAACCGCATCATTCGCTTATTGGATAAGATTACCCCCGAAAACTTGGAGCATGTGGTTGCTGAAATTAAACAGGAATTAAACAAGGATTAAATATGAAAAATAGAGATGCAACGAGAACTATCATAACCTGCTTATGCTGTATGTTCATCATGTACGCATGCGTATCGTGCAAAACCTCTCAGAAGGTAGCAACCGAAAGTAGCGTCAAAGAGCAAAAGGATATTGCCAACGATATCACATCGTCTGAAATATCATCCATTGACGAAGCCGTACAACGATCGATTGAAAAACTGAAAAGCGGGAAATACGGGATTATCATTAACCGCGTCGAATATGATACTGATAAACCTGCCGACACGATAACCGGGAAGCCTCCAATAAAAAGCGATACAAAAACAAGAATCTCGGCTCAGGAAGATATCAGGGAAATAGATAATACAACAACCGACCGAAAGGAAACCGTTTCCTCCGAGTTATCCGATAAGACAATAGATAAATCGAAAGTACAAACGGAAGATATAACGAAAACAGAGCGGGAACTTAGTCGCATAGAGGTATTAGCCATTTGCTTGGTTGCCGCGCTGTTTATCGTACTTGCAATTTATATAATCAGAAAATTTAAAAAGTAGCCCGACAATGGAAACCAAAGTAATAGCCAAACAAAGCCTTTTCGATATCGCCATACTTGCGGGCGGCTCTATCGAGTCGGTATTCGATATTGCCCTGCAAAACGACTTGAGTATAACGGGCGAAATGTCGGCGGGACAAACAATCGACATATCGGGCATCGAGGGCAACCAGATAACCGACTATTACAGAGTAAAAGGCATTATGCCGACAACATTTTCAAGTCAGGAAATATTCACGCTTTCAGGCCTCGGATATATGGCCCTTGAAGAAAACTTTATCGTATCATGACAATAGCGGATATAAAAAAGACAATGACCGATACCTATATTAATGACCCCGATGTCATTGTAAAATACGGGCTGGAAAGCGGCAAAACATTCGAGGAACAATTTTCGGTTGTCTCGCTCGAAAATATATGGTTTTTCATTGTAGCCACGGCTGTTTGGCTATTCGGGTATAAGCAATTGGTGCAACACAAAACGGATGTCGCCAATATATTAAGGGAAAACAAAGCCCATCGCCCGAATTGGTACGCCATGATGGCGAAGCAATTTCAATATGGTTACGCGCTGGTTCCCGATACTGACTACTACGATAATACAGGGCTGACCGAAGCACAAATAGCGGCATCGCGCATCGTGAAATTTGCGGCCGCCGTGGAGACGAAGGACAAAAGTATAACATATTTAAAGATTGCAACCGAGGCAACCGGACAAAAACAGCCCCTATCGTCCGCCCAGCTTACAGCCTTTACGGCCTATATGATAGACGAAACATCCGACACGGGTGTAAGGATAGAAATAATAAATGCTCCGGCAGATACGATGCGGCTGAAAGCCGATGTGTATTTCAATCCGTTGGTATTGGATAGAGAGGGTAAACGCCTCGACGGAACGAACGACACGCCGGTACAGGACGCCATACGGTCGTACCTGAGTAACCTTTCATTTAATGGGTTATATGCGAATCAATCGCTTGTAGATAGCGCTCAGGTTGTGGAAGGTGTAGAATTATTCGAACTAAAGGAAGCGGCATCGAAATACGGTACATATACGGAATTTCAGCCGATAAATGCCCGCAGCATTCCTTATGCCGGCCATTATGCAATTAGTGACGCTAACCTGATATTAAACTTTATAGCGTATGAAGAATATATATAATATCAGCTATTCGCGGGTGGCATTGCTCCTTATTCCTTTTGTCATCAGGAAAAAGATACTCGTTGCTTTTCTTGCGGCATTTATGAGGCCCCTCGAAAATCTGAACGAAGACTTTACTGCGTTCCGCAACTCTGTCGATACTTCGGTAAAATCGCAAGTGTGCTATATGCGCGGAATGCTGAACGATTACTTTGACTATTTCGACCGCCGTATCAGGATACGCACGGCGGCTTTAGATAAAAGCTATTATCTGCTTTGGCAAGACCAATATAACAAGCCGATAATGGTATATAATGAAGATAACCCGGATACATACAAGCCCTACCTTTTGAGTAAAGACGGGCAGATAGGAACAAACAACCCTGATTTTGAGGTTGTCCTTCCCCCGGGATACGTTCTTTCGGAAAGCGACCGAATTCAAATGGAGGCTTTAATCAACAATAATAAGTTAGCATCAAAAAAATACATTATAACCAATGGATAGTATTAATTTTTTAGGTAAGGCGGATTTTCCGATTTCCTCGCAAACAATGGAGATGTTGCAGGGTATGACACAACTTGCCGGCGCGCTGGCAATACTCGGCGGCCCTAACTATATATTGACAGGGTGCAACGAAAGCGGCGTCGGAGTAGTGAGCCCCGGTATTATCGTTATCGGCGGGCAGCCCTATGCCTTTTTAGGAGGAAATAAAAAGGCAAAGATAACCATTCAGGAAACGAAAGAAAATCTTATTGCCTTCGGAGTGGAATATCCCGAAGCAAGGACAAAGCGGGCGGTTGTTTTTTCGGATACGGGCGAATATGTGTGGGCGGACTTTGAGCGGGTACCTACTAATTTGGAATTGAAAACGCTTTTTCAATCCATAAAAGGGGATGCACCAGGAACCGTAAAGATGTGGGCGGGACAGGTTTCGAAAATTCCTGTCGGATATATGCTGTGTAATGGCGATGAACTTTTAATAAGTGCTTACCCTGACTTATTTGATACACTCGGCGTTTCCTTTGGGGGCAACGGTATTTCGAGTTTTAAGTTGCCTGATTTGAGAGGGCGGTTTGTGGTTAGCTATGACAGTTCGGATACTGATTATAACGAAATTAATAGTTCAAAGAAAGGCGGCTCTAAAACAGCAAAGTTAATTGAGTCTAACCTTCCGCCACATAAACATATTATGCCGTGGGGTGAAAATGTAAATGTGGATTGGAACCCGCCTTGGGGATACGCCCAAGATTACATGGGAAATCGACGCGGTAGTAACGGTAATGATAATGACAACTCATGGGCGTATACTTCGCCGGTAGGGGATAGTGTACCCTTTGATATAAGACCGCCATATTTTACCCTTGCATACATAATTAAAGTAACTGCATAA